CAGAAGCAGACCACGTAAAACTTTTACTATATCAGCTATTGAAGGGGGCGCAGCTATTAGTCTATTAGGCAGCACAGGCGCAGCTTCAGCAGCTCAGGAAGCACTTAACGGCAACATTAAAGGAGCAGTTAATACATTACAATCTAATATCATGAGTAACAAAGCTAAGATCTTAGGTACATTAGGCGCAGCCGCTATAGGAAAATTTGCGGCCAAATCATTCTCAGTAGGTAGACTAGCTAAACTAGGACCTATTGCAGTTAAACTTTAGAGGTATAAATTATGGCATTTTACAGAACACGAGAAGGCGCAGTTACCGCCGCAGACAGCTTTACCGCATTAGATAGTCTATACGGACAATCTACTACGGCATCCGTACAGGTCCCAAGTGGATCAAGTCAAATAGTTGGAATAATTGCATCTATCTCTACAGATAGCGCAACCAATGGGGCCGCAACCTTTGCAATGCAATTAAGTGGCGATGGATTATCTTCAGGACAAGAAACACTTTGTATTGGAAGTCAAGGCGTAGATGGAACACCAGCATCTAACGGTATGACAAATATGCCAATGACATTAGATGTTGCAATCCCTGTTGTTGGATCTAACCAAGTATCTATTGCAGTAGCAATGGATGTCGATGTCGGAAGCGCACAAGCTAGTGTAACATTAGTATTCGCTTAGAGGCTTAAATGCCTAGTAAACGTACAGGTTACGCTCCTTGGAGTTTAACTAGAGAAGCAGGTGTTCAATCTGCAACCGTTGAAGGAACTATCGAAGTTCCCCAGTCAGTACAACCGACAATATCTACAGGATTTGTAGATGAGAAAGGTAATTGGCAGGGTGTTAAATCAAGTGATGAAGTATTTTTTGGAATTACTAAAGCAGTTGACGTTGCAAATACCGGTGAAGCGTTATTTCCTGATACCCCAACAGTTAAATTTATTGACATGACAGGTTTTAAAACCTTACAATTTGCATTAAAAACGACTAGAGCAGGAACTTACAACGTAAAAGCTGTATTTGGACCTGATACTCATACGTTCGCTAATTTGGATCCTATTGGCTCAGGAGAACAAATTAAAATTTATGACAACCAAAGCATATCTGATGAAGATATAGTTAACGATAATACAAATTTAGATGCTGCTAACGTTTGGTTAGTTTATACAATATTAGCAGATAGAGCAAAAGGGCAAAAGAATATGCAGATCAAAGTTACTAACAGTGCCGGAGGCAATGCTACTATTGATTTTGCATTTAGAAGGTTAGTATAATGCCCACTAAACGAGAACGTGAGTATTATGCAATGGGCTTTAGAGATGGTCAAAAAGCCGCACTTCCTGACTTACCACCGATCGGTAGAGACCCCGGAAGATGGTACATGGAAGAAGCCACTAAACCCAAAAAACGTAAACTATCTGCATGGAATAAGTTTGTTAAGGCTAACAGTAAGAAGAAGATCTATAGATATGCTAACGGTAAACTAAAACTAAAGAAGATGGGAATAGCCTTTAGGAAGAAAAAGAGGCGGTAATGATTGATCAAGAGTTTCGGGATTGGTGGAATAGTTTATCAGATTATGAAAAAGAGATGGAAATAGGAAAATGAGTAAGTTAGCCGCTCTTGTGGCCATTCCTCTGGGACTTTTGGCGTTAAAACGCCTCCAAAAAGAGTTTCCTGACACACCAAAACCTGTAGGCTTTACAATGGGGCCAGCAGGGACAGACCTTAGTATCCCAATTTTTCCCGACCCCGGTCCAACAGGGTTTAATATTTTTGAGTTAAATAAGATTCCGGGAGGCGCAGCTAAAGCAACAGGGCCAACAGTACGGCTAGGTATGGACACCGATGTTGTGCCATTTTTCCCTGATACCGCAGCAGGTGCAGCGGCAGAGTTTGCAGCTAAGAAACCTTTTGAGTTTGGAGTATTTCCAAAGATAGGCGATATTTCTTCTTTAGATTTTCAAACAGGATTGTTTGACCCTGAAGTACAGGCAAGATTGAGGGCGCAAAAATAATGCCTTATGCTTTAGTTCCTGACGGGTACAAACTACAGAAAGTAACTAAAGACCAAAAAGTAGCAGTTGATAAACACGTTAGTAATGAAGCAGTACAAGCCTTTTTGGATGGACCTGCTAGTGGAGAATTGGTTAAGGCGGTGGCTATAGTCGTCACTCCTATCGTACTCGCCGCCTTAGCCAAAGGTCCACTAACGGAAGGCGCTGATAAATTAACTACTAATATTCTTAATTCCTTAGGTATTGATCTAAGCGCATTAGGCGAGTTTAACATTTAACGGGGTCATAAGTCTCATAAAGTAGACCCCAATGTTAACTTATGGAGTTGACACAGTTTGTTATACCTTTGTTTGTTGCACTTGAAGTAGTGCTGATTTTAATACTATATCGTTACGTTTTACGAGATTGGATAATTCAAAAATGGGAGGAAAAGCTCGACGAGGAGGGGTGGCTTATAGTAAAACTTGAACCTGTTATAGATGAAATTGAAGATAGGATGCATGATAAGTTAGATCAGTTTCAATCTTCTTTTTTTGGTTCTATTGGCAAAATGACAGCCAACGCCAAAAATCTAGATCCAATGAATAATTTAAGAAAGGCAGCTAAGACCGGTGATTGGCCGAGTATGTTGGTTGAGTATGCCGCTAATAAGGCCGGTTTAGGGGGTGTTTTAGGGCAAATTAACCCCCAAACAACCCCAAAAGAAGGGGTAAACGACCCCAAAGCAACCCTTCCAAAGCCTCTAAAAGACCTCTAAATTAAATATATAAGATAAAATATCTGTATCTATCTACCTAAAAATTAAATATATTATATATAGAAACAGCCTTACTTCTTTCATTTCATAGTTATATAATAAACGTTATCTTTATATATACAATTATTATGTGAGATATAGAGTGACAACATGGGAATCAACAACTACGAACAAACAAGATTGAGACAGATAAAAATCGAAGTGAAAGCTTTGGTAGCATTAGTTAAGTATGGACACGAACATCACAAAAACAAAGCGTTAGCTAAGTTGCATGATATAGCACATCCTGAAATATTAGCGGAAAGATTAGATATAATGAGAAAATCAGAACAAGCAGTTATTAAAGGAGAATACGAATGATGTGTACAAACTGTGGTGAAGAATTAGTTAATTTATGTACTCCAACACATTGGCAATATAAATGTAAGAGGTGCGAATAATGCCGGGAATAACAACATTAATGATTTGTAAAAGGTGCGAAGGGTCTTATCAGAAAAAGAGATCCATTGATAAGATACATTGTAATCATTGTTATAGGAGTTTAAATAATGGGACGTAAACCCGGACCGGTAAAACACACTAAAGTGTTTAGAATTACACCGGATGATGACAACAAAATAGATGAGATACTAAAGTATTGGCAGGCGAATAGAGGCTTCTACAATGTCAAGGCTTATACTCGGTCAGACGTTATAGGACAGGCAGTTAGACAATATTGGTTACAGCAAAAAGCAAAGCATGAAACCGATGGTAAATATTGTGGGATATGTGGCAACCCTACACGCCGGAAAGAGTAATAAAGCATAATCAATAGCTGCTTTATGGCAGCAAGAAGAAAGGTCCGCAGAAGCAGACCACGTAAAACTTTTACTATATCAGCTATTGAAGGGGGCGCAGCTATTAGTCTATTAGGCAGCACAGGCGCAGCTTCAGCAGCTCAGGAAGCACTTAACGGCAACATTAAAGG